GGGGTGCTTAGCCGTTATACGACTAAGCAAATAATCTCCTGTTTTATTAACCTGAGTTTTCTACTCTCAGGGGCCAATTTTGTTTAACCGAAGGTATGCGCCCTCCGTAGCAAGTGCTTCTAGCCTAAAAGGAAAAGGAAATAACTACTGCAGTGAGATTCTTCAGGAAACGACGTGCGCACAACCACACAGAGGTTTTCCCTCTCGACGGTGGGTTACCCGTAGGTGAAGCCCACCCGATTTCTAGCGACCTTCTATTACGCTAGGTACCTGTTTACCAGGGTCCGAGACCGGTTCGTCTACTACAATAGGTTCTTGTCCCGCGGGTACGGGAACTACTCCTAACACTCTATTTTTTCCAATTTTACTGTTTGGCAACAGGGTCGGCGAGACTGCGTTTCCCTCTCTTGCAACTCGGATGGAGGTTACGCTTGCATTAACCAAATACATAGGCGTTCGACGGCTTCGATCTCACGATGCTGAACTGTGCGCGGGTGACCCCGGTTGACTCATTGAACAGTATACTAGATGTGGGTGATGGAACGCCAGTGCTGGTGAGCACAAACGTAGCTATAAAGTTAATCCCACTATACGCCGTTCTAAAGTCACCGACCAAGGTTGAATTCCCCAACACTTGGAGGTTGCCACTGCCAGAAGAAGTCACTACCAAGGTGACGAGATAAGTTCCAGCGACATCCAGGTTCATTGATATCCCCGTCGCGGTGATGACAATGTCAGTAGGTAGCAAGTAAGATGGTCCTTCGCCGGTGAGCACCCCTCCGCGATCTATGATCCCTCTCTGGACCACTGTGGCGGTAGGCTGGGGGCCCTTAAACTCGACTTCACATTCGAGGAACACATCTCCGGTTTCTATTCCCTCACTCCCAGAATGGTTGACGAACAACAATTGGCCGTAATCGACCAGTTTCCTGTCAACAACATTGCTGTCTGCAACGAAGCGCCATTGATTATCCGCCGGAATCGTCAACGAGCATTTCTCGTACACGGCAGTCGAGATTGACCGAGAATAGGCTGATATCTCCTGTCGCGACTGGGGAACCGAGTCTTGAGAGTCGGGATCCCATATCATTGCCACTCGCCCGGAATTTTGCACGGTTACGAGGGGGACGTAGCGGAGTGTCAGTTTCTTCATTCGGTACATGTCATAATTTGCGGCTTCGTATGCTATGGTGGGAAATAGTGCCGGGTTACTCGGGTTTAACCTAAACCTTTGACTGGCCTTGCCATTATTGGCGCGCAACGCAATGGAACCTACTACACTCAACACCAACTGGGTGTGTAACGCAGCCTTTGTTGGCTTGGGTGGAGGGTTCACGGTCTTTACGATTTGCGTCTTCGCGAAAGGTATGGTCACCGTCTTGACACTAGTACTTGGGTTCCGGTTCCTGGGCTTGGACCGTTGTTTGGATTTCTTGGGAGCTTTTGTAGACATTTATCGGGATTTGATTAGATCTTTGTGGATTCTAGAATAGTGTGTAGGTAATACGTTTGTTTCTCGCCCCTCACAAGTTACTTCGACTTGAGAGAGGTACTCCTCCACTATCCTCTGTACGTAAGGTTCTATACTGAATGCTCTAAAGTATGACAGTCTCGTGGCATCCTCAACCTCACTCCACAATAGATTTGTTCTTTTACCGAGACGATCTCTCCAGCGGTACTCCATTTGCTTGTGGAGTGACCTCCAGATTGAACTTCCGGTTTCCGCCGATTTATGCATCAATTTAGCCTGAGCCATGTGTATGGGCACACCATCATTGATGATTCCATTGCATTGTCCAAGCGCGTTCATTGCATCTTTAAATGTCTTTGGGTTCAACCAATCCTGCGTTGAGAAGCAGTCTCTTGACAAACTCCCCAATTGCCTTACCATAGCCCATTGCGTGGCAATGCAAACCGGTTGACTACGACAGAACACCACCTTCTCGAGTACATCGACAGGTTTCTCGACGGTCATTTCGAAACCCCTGCACAGGAACCATTGCTCAAGATTGCGGTTTATCTGCTCATAATCTCCCTTCTCACAGAAAAGGACACAGTCGTCGCCGTTATTGGCTAACGAAGCCCGCACACCCGTCTCCTTCAGGAATGCGTGCACCATGCTGCACATGAGAATCTTGTTCCCAAGGCCTGTGTTTATGTCGCCGCTCATGCGACCCACTTTGGTGCGGTATCTGACCAGTTCTCCAGTTGGCAATAATGCAGACCCTGTATTGGTTAACTGCCATTTCAATAATTGCTCCAACTGTTGATCCCCAGGAAAACACTCCTTGTAGAAGGTGTGCTCGAATTTGAGGGCATCCACGCTACAATGCTGATCGAATCTCGATGCATCTAAGCCGATCCCGATGGGGTTCTGGTATTTACGCCACTTGTGGGCGATGGCCCTCCCTTGGGCCCTGTTATCCAAACCCGACAGAACTGTCTTCTCTCCAAAGACGTCGTCTATGGCGTCCAGCATCTTCTTCTCATTCAGTCTGAGGTATTGTCCTATCACTAGGTTGTACCTTTTGGACCGAGGCTGAATCGTGCGAGGCACGGGATCTTTAGTGTCACATTCAAGTTTTTCTACTTTGATGAATGCTTGCACCTTGGAATCCCTCCATTGTACGGGTTTCTTCTCCAAAGAGTCAGCCGCCTTTTGATATAGTTTCCTCTTTTCAGAGGAGTAGCATGCGACGACGTCAGCTATGGAGGATTTTAGCACTTGACCCTTGTGAGACAGTTTCCTTAACCACGCATCGCGGAAATAGGAAATAGAGTCAAATGCATTTTGGATTGGTTTGGGAGGTACTACTAACTCTCCCGCAGCGTTCTTCACTCGGAAGACCCTACGTTCGAGACTAACTATCATATTATGTAGGGAGGTTTGATGGACGCAAACCTTAAGACCCGCACTAACAGCAGGTAACCCTACGACTCTCTTACTTTTCATGACTCTACTGGCCCGCTTCTCAGCTACCCTGATTTCCGGGATGCCTAGGATAGGGTATGGGGCATCTTCGACCGGAAAGCTGAGTGGACCGCCTAAAAATCCTCAAGGGATTTGAACCCGGCAACAGCCTTGTTCTCACGAACGGCTGTGACCAAAGTTCGCCTGGCTTGACTCTTTGGATTGTAGGCGAGCTTGACACTGTCAATCGACCGTTGGTCTGGTGTCATGGCAAGGTATGCTGCGGCATACACCAACACGTTGGTGTGGTGTTCGTTGATTTTGAACTCACCGCAAATATCGCTAGCGGTGGCCCTAACAGCAGCTTCATCCACCTTACCCATGTCATCACCAAAGATGGTGTGACGATTTGTGATTCTCTTCTCTACGGCCTTAATTGCCGCTTGCATCATCCCAGCGCGCACACGTTTGATGTGCTTACGGCTGCTCGTCCTTTGGAGAACCATCACGCCCTCCTCATCTCTCTTGTACACCTCCTCATCGAAGAACTCGTTAACGGAGGGGTCCAATTCCAAACAGTCTTCTAATTTGGATTCTTGGGTTTCGCTGCAGAAGTCGTCGACTACACGTTCCATCTGCTCCGTGTAAAATGGCATGAGCAGCATAAAAGCATCCACGGCCCACATATGCGCATCGAAGTTGAGGCCAAAGAACCACTTACGGAAGCGGTTCCAACAGTCCACACCCAAGTTGCATATGGAAGACAGTATCTTACCTGGGTTAAATTTGCTCACCCATACCAACAATTTATCCACATCAAAAAGCGAAAAACTAATAAAACCCATGACTGGTACGAAAAGTAGAAAATAAAATGACAGACTCACCGTACAATTTCCAGTTCCTTGATACGAAGAAGGCGTCTGGCGAACTACGAAGTTCCAATTTACAAACCGGTGAAACGTTTA